CCGTGGCTAGCGCCTGCGTTCATCCGGTCTTACAGCTCTTGGTTTAGGAACCGGCTAGGACCCTCCGCGGAGGATGGACTACCTTAATAGTAGCCAACCCATTACGCGGTCAAGGTCTTCGTCCCAGTCCGTGCCAGACGAGTCTGACGTCTCTCTGGGTAGAGAGTCCGATTTCAACGTGGTAGGTGGACAATAAGGCCTATCGTAGATGCCCAAGCCGAGGGCATCATACGCAGACTCACGTTCCTCAAGCCCTAAGAAATGAGGGTTACGTGGGAGATTTAGGCGGTCGTACTCGACGACCCATTCCGTCGGAGGTCTCCAACGACAGTGTGCCTCGGGCGTCATAGGAGTATTGGTCGCACCCAGCGACCTGTTGACTCCCCGCCTCACGGCACTCTGCCACCTGGTTAGCTCCCTAACAGGCTTACTACCGAGAGACTTAAGATCAGGTTTCTCTGTGGTGAACTTGTAAAGGACGTAGCACAGCCTCAGATAAGATCCGAGACTGGACTTCACCCTTTCTATCGGGAAGCCCCAGGCTTCAATCACTACATCCCACGGGTCACGTTCGTTCAAGACCCTCGGAACATACTGACTGTAGTGGTCCTCAGCTTGAGCAAGCCATGTGTCCAGCTTGCCCATGCCAGAAACTTTGCAGTGTGCAAGGTTACTCCGCTTCTTGTCATCCAGACAAGCGACGAAGGCCCCATACTTCAAGTTTCCCTCCGGAATGCTCTCCTTTCCGTCCCAGGGGATTCCAGCACCTCCAAGTTGCTCGCTAAGATACTTGGAGACCCCTGGCGGCAGTTTCTTTATCACCCCTCGGTGTTGGTAAAGGAATTCCGAACGCCAGATATTCCACTGGCGTTCGTTCTGTGCTCCTAGGAGCAACTCTCTGAGGCGTGGTCCCATTTCTTGTGGGACCATGTCGACCTTCAGGTCTTTCCCCGCGTCGGTACCTTTCTTCTCGATACCAAACAGCAGGGCCTGGTTCATAGGCATGATCTCCTTGAACCCAAGCAATTGACCAGCCGGATAACAGCCGGCGTCCTCACCATCCCGTTGAAGGGGGATGAAGACGCTACTATTAATCATGGCAAAATCTTTTGTCAGATAGTTTTTCCCAGGCGACAGCTCCAGTCCAGCGGCACGGGTTGCCTCGACCCACCCCTCATATTGAGCAGGCTCGTCGATCCAAGCAACGATGTCGTCGCCGTTCACAGCGATTGGTCCGTTGAGCGTTTCGTCAACGGTTAGACCCAAACCAACTGAACTGGCAGCTGCGTTCACTAAACAAAGCACGTAGAAGGAGGTCGGTAAGCCCATGAGCTGACCCCAGACCTGGAACTGTCCTCCCACTGAAGTCCCAGCCTTGGACCCATTGAACTGGGGTCCAGGATAGAAAATCTCGTGCTTGAGTAGATCACAGAGCATCAACTCCTCCACCGGTGTACCGGTCAAAAATAGTCCGTCTGGACCTCTGACGGTTGCGCATAGGGCCCTCACGACAGCCTCCCCAAGATCAGGGTGTAGATTGTCGGTAGCCGCGCTGTAGTCCCCGTTAAGGAACTGTCCCGTCTTGTTCCAGACACGTCGGAAGTGGTCGAGAAGAGTTGTAGAATCAACCGACTGGCCAGAGTACTCAAAACAAGGGAACTTCTTCAGTTCGCCGTGCATGAATTTCTGGACGCTCAGTGCTCGGTAGACCACCGCTTCATTACTTGCGGTGATAACTCTGACCTTATCAGGCTCGATGATAGGCGCTACACGCGCAGTCACCCAACCTTGCTTAAGGACAGATCTACACTCCCGATCGACGAACTCATCCCAGGAGGGAAA